TGGCAACGGTCGCCAAGGTATTGAAGGAACAATCAAAATGACGACATCGGCAAGCATCAGAGTTGTAGGCGTCAAATCTGCTTTGGCCGAACTCAACTCAATTGACAAACAATTGCGCCGTCGTATTACTCACGAATATTCCGACATTGTTGCGCCAATCGTCAATGAAGCAAAATTCATCGTGCCATTTCGTGCGCCAATGTCTGGCTGGTATCGAGCATGGACGCCACGTAATCAGTACGGCAGATTTGGCGGTGCCTTATTGCCATGGGTGAACGGTGCAGCTGGCTACCGAATCAAACCCTATGTATCTGGCAAACGCCCACGCACAATCGGCGGATACACCAAAAACCTTGCCGCCTTTGGTATTCGTTGGACCGATAAAACAGCTGTGCTTTTTGACGCCAGTGGCCAATCGCAAACCAAATCAGGTGACCAGATGATCAAAGTATTAGGTGAGCGTTACGGTTCACCATCTCGCGCCATGTGGCGTGCTTACGATCAGGCAGGACCAGACATGCAATACGAATTGCGCCGGTTGGTAGAAAAAATCATGCGATCTGTTGGACGCTCAATCAAGGTTAAAAACTAATGGCAATCAATATTCCAATCATCACAGATTTTGATTCACGCGGAATCAAAAAAGCTGAAAAGGCATTTGGCGAAATAGAAAAAGCAGGTGCCAAGGTAGGCAGTGCGTTGAAATCGGCATTGCTACCTGTCGGTCTTGCTTTGGGTGGTCTGGCCGTTGCCGGCGCAAAGTTTGCAATGGCTGCTGCTGAGGATCAGAAATCGGCTGCGTTGCTTGCCCGCCAGTTGAAAGTTACGACAAGAGCGACTGATGCCCAGGTGAAATCTACGGAAGATTTTATTTTGCAAATGTCTTTGGCTAACGGTGTGGCCGACGATGAGTTGAGGCCGTCACTGTCCAAGTTGGTCAGGGGTACTAAGGACATCACCAAAGCACAGAAATTGCTTGCATTATCGCTAGACGTGTCTAGGGGCAGTGGCAAGAGCCTGAGCCAAGTAACCGACAGTATTTCTAAGGCCCTGGGCGGCAACATGGGCGCGCTGGCGCGTCTGTCACCCGAAGTCAAGCAAATGGTCAAAGACCAAAAGAGCCTTGATGAGATTTTGCAAGCATTGGGCAAAACCTATGCAGGGAGTGCTGCTACCGCAGCCGACACGTTTCAGGGCCGTATGGACCGTCTTAAAGTGGCTATCAACGAAACCAAAGAGTCAATCGGCTACGCCTTGTTGCCCATTTTTGAAAAGATGGTTGCTTTTATTCAGTCTCGCATTTTGCCTGTGATTCAAAAGTTTGTTGATTCAATCGGCGAAAAAGGTCTGGGCAAAACCCTCAAAGAAACCAGCGGTCAAATCTTCAACTGGTACCGCGAAGCAGACGGTGCCACAGGGGCCACGCTCGACTTTGCAGCTGCCGTCGTCACTCTTGGCGTCGCATTCAAAGGACTCGCAATCCTGTCTGGCATTGCGTCAACCATTTCAGCAATCAGCACTGCCGTGGGCGGTCTGGGCACAATCTCGGCTGGCGTCGGTGCGGCAGGTATCGGAACACTTAGCGCAGCATTTGGTTTGTTGTTCATCAACATTGCAGCAGTCTTTGGCTTGCTACGCGACAAAGAAGACTTTGCCTACATCACCGCAGCAGTACTTGACTTCACATCAACAATTGCAAACGCTTTCATCCTTATGGCCAACGCCATCATCGACGCCGGCAACCTTGTCATCAAAGCAGGCAACTTGCTTTCCCCAGGCAATCCGTTTCAAGAGTTTGGAAAACTGGACTATCTCAGCGTAAATCGCACAATGAACATTCAGAACAAAGCACCAACAATTGCAAACCCATCAAACTACAAAGACGTAGGCGTGCCATCAGTGACAGTCAATACTGGCGTTGGTGATCCAGTAGCGATTGGCCGTGAAGTACAACGCGTCTTGAACCAATACAACAGCCGCCTAGGAAGTCAAGTCGAATAATGGCACAACCAACACCCAAGGTTTATTTGGCAATCAACCAAAGCCCCTACCTGGCATCGCCAATATGGACAGAAATCACTTCCTATGTCGTGTCAGCCGACACCTACCGTGGCCGCGACAACGACTGGCAAGACACTCAATCAGGCACTGCAAGCATCACCCTAAACAACAACAGCCGCATATGGGACCCCGCCTACACCGCCGGCACCTACTACGGCCAACTAATCCCCCGAATGCAAATCAAAATCACCGGCACAATCAGCGCAACCGAATATGACGTGTTCCGCGGATACATCAGCGGATGGCCAGTCCAATACGACAACGCCGGCGCAACGGCAACCGTAACGCTTTCTTGTTACGACGCGCTAGGTCTGTTGGCTCAGGATCAGCTACCGGCAGACTGGTCCGCAGATTACATATTGAGCAAAAGCCCTGTGCATTTCTACAAATGCAACGATCGCAACAACTCGCCCACTATCGCTGATTACGGCAGCGCATTGGAAGCACTATCGCAAACAACAGTTTCTGGTTTTAGACCACTTACGTCTAGTCAACAGTTGGAGTTTGGTTTGCAGTCGGTGAGCGCGGACTTGACAAACTCGACCTATGTCAAATACAACACAACAAATACACCGGCAACTGGTGATGCCACTATCGCATTTTTTGGTGCGTTTTCTAACTCATCTAGCACCGAAGCCGTATTAAATATTTCCAGTGTCACAGCAAGTTCAAATATTGCGTTCTATCCAAACACGCCGAATCAAGGCAATGTCTATGTCGAGGTGTACAACGATTCGGCAGCGACAGGATTCGCGTATTGCTTAGATGACGCAACCACATCGACACCTGCTTTTTACACAATTACGTACACGGCATCTACTGGTGCAATCAAAATCTTTATCAATGGTGTAGATCGAACGCAAACAACTGGCCCATATGCACCTAGTAATAGAACTGGCGTGAAACTGTTTCCCACCAGGGCAGTCACATTGACTGGCGCACAATTCCAATCTGTTTCGCTATATAACAAGATTTTGACACTTGCTGAGATTCAAGCCATCTATGACCTGTCACTCGCACAGTTTTACGAAACAACAGCTGCGCGTTACGCACGCATACTTGCAAACACGGCATTCCCTGCCGGCCTCAAATCCATTAGCGCAACTAGCACGGACTATGCCTTGGGCATCACAGATGATTCACCAAACTTGACATCGGAATTGCAATTAAACAATCGCACCGAAGGCGGTTTGTGTTTTGTAAGCAAATCAGGGGTACTAACTACAAAAAGCCGATACGAACAATTTTCATATGGGTACACGGATCAACTGCCGTTGACATCAAACACCAACACTGGATTTGACCCATCAATCAACATTTCCTTAGATGCAGACGAAATGGCAAACGATGTCGCAATCACCTGGACAAATAACAACGTAGATTCAATTACCAATGCGGCAAGCGTTACTGCTTACGGCCAAAAACAACAACCCTTTACTACTCAACTAGCTACCTACGATGGCGCAATTGCGCTTGCAAACATGAAAGTCGGGCTAGGTCAATATCCTCGACCAAAACTGTCTGAACATCGCGTCAACCCTGCAAACGATTCAACTACGTGGGCAAACATTCTTGATATGGAATTGTACGAACGGTACTCACTGGCCGTGGCCCCAAAGGTGGGCAACGCCACCACCTACACACTGTTGATGCAATCGGTCAGCCACCGTATTGAGCCTGGTCGTTGGGAATGCCGGTTCAAAGGATCAAACATCTATGCAGCTGTGTTTCGTCTTGACGCGTCATCCCTCAATGGTCCTGACGTTTTGCTGTACGGTTAGTAACCATGGCAATCAAAACATTTGGATCAGAAGTCCTTACCAGTTCAGACACCAACACTTATTTAGCCAACTCTGGGCTGGTGTACATCACTGAGGTTGCTGTTGGCACTGCCGTTTCTAGCGTGGCTCTGACAAACGTTTTCAGCGCAACTTATGATAACTACCGAATTATCTATGCAGGTGGCACTATGTCTGCAGCCCAACGATTTGGAATGACCCTTGGCGCATCAGTCACTGGTTATTACGAGGGACTACTTTATATGAATTACACAGGTACATTTGGTAACGCTGGGAGTGCAAATATTGCAAACTGGCAATGGATTGGTGGGGGCAGTACCATCTCGGCTGGTTTTATTGTTGATTTGCAAAATCCATTCTTAGCGCAGTACACACAAATGAACTCTTTTGGTTCATTACAAACAACTCAAGCCACATGGAATCAAGGCATTCACGCAGTAGCGACTTCGTATTCCAGTGCAACTGTTTTGCCCATTTCCTCAACAATAACTGGTGGAAAAATCACCGTGTTTGGCTACAGAAAGGCATAACAATGTCAAAACCAAAAGGACAATTTCACGATGCCATCACAGGCGAAACTATTGAAAGGGAACTCACAGATGAAGAAATCGCTGCTTTGCCTGTCGATGTTGACTTGCCTAATCCTGACTAGTTGTTCAGATCAAACCCGCGTCAACTGTGAACGCACCCGCAACAAAGCACTAGAAATGGTCCCAACAACAATCCAAATAGGGGGAAGTCGCTGTGGCTAGGGAAAAACTAACCAATGAAGAAATCAAAGCACGTATTGTTTTCATCATCGCACTAGGTCTTGTCATCGTTTTTGTGGTGTCAATCTTTGCGATGCTGTTCAATCTCCTCTACGTAGTGCAGCCTGTCGAAATGTCCGAAATGGATGCCGAAACTTGGAAAACATTGAATCCGCTACTAATGACCCTCGGTGGTGCCCTGGTGGGCGTCGTCGCAGGCAATTCGCTCAAAGACAAACCAAAGGATCCACCAGCCCCATGATCAGCAATACAACCACCGTGACTACAACGGCCGCATTGGTAGTCGCATCGTCGCAATCGTGGCGCACCATTTACATTCACGTGCTAGGTGCAGGAACTGTGTATCTAGGCGGATCAGACGTCACCAGCAGCAACGGCTTACTAACCGAAAAAAACGCTGTACCACAAATCTTGGAAATACCTGCTGGTGAAGAACTATGGGCCGTCACAGGATCAGGAACTGAAAACCTACGAATCATGAAACCATTACGCGCATGAAATACACCGGCTACGACAA